GTTGGCGGGATTAACGCCTGGAGCGATTTACGTGGTGAGCCGTGTCGAGGAAGGCGATTTCAGCCCCATTCACCTAGACGATGATGGGTACGAAAGGAATCGGGGGCCCGAAGAATATGAGTTGGTCGTGGATGCCGACGAACTCGCCGAACTGCGCGCGTTTAAGGAAACGGCGTTGGCAGCGGGCTATGTGCCGCCGGAGCCGCCTAAGCTGGAAACGGATGAGGAGGCGGCAGAGCGCTTTCGTGAGGAATGGTGGAATGACATACACGACGATGTAGAGGACGCTATCCTCGCCGCCATCGCATGGGCACGCGCCAATCCCCGCTAACCTTGACTAAACGCAAGCATTAGGCTAGTATGCGGGTCATGGGCGAAGAATATCATGCGGTGCTAATGCGCAATCTGGATGAGCCTGTGCGAGACGCCCTAATCGCACAGGCCGATAACGTGATTGATTGTCGCCACGCATTCGAGCGTGAGGCGTTGAACAACGTGACGGTATCGATGCCGCATCCGTATTTTGATGGCGATGACATCGCGTGAAGGCTAGCGTGCGGCCACGGCCATCGGATTTCCGCTCGACGTATATCGAAGTGGGCAAGGATGGCTGCATCGCCCACTACCGGGCGCATTGGAAAACGGTTGATCGCTGGGTCGAGGAGGAGGGGAAGAGTGGATTACGGGCAGAGCGGGCAGCGTATGTACGATCAAAGCGATGCCCTGCGCGCTTGGCAACGCCAAGCGCGCGCATCGATTCCGTTAGGGTCGATGCCGACGAACTCTCCGCCGCCTGCCAGTATCTTCGCGATCGGCAGGGCGGTTCGTGGCGGGTTGGATTACGCGACGATGGATGCTATTTTGTGGGCACGGCAACACTCGTCGGATCGGAAGTGATCGAGCGGGCTAGGGCCAAGGGTATGGATGAATGGTATGTCGAGGCTGATATGTTCAAGAGACTGGCGCTGAACGAGGGTAACGATGAATGGGTTTTGGAGCGGGAGAGTGAGCGGTGATGAATAGCGAATGTTGGATTAACGAGGAATGGGGCGGCGGTCGCGCTGCCTAATTTTTAGGCAGATTGTTTACCTATGGAAAACGAACCGACCAAGCGAGGCCGTGGACGCCCCAAGAAACCCAAGCCGGATGTGATTCCGCCGAAGGGCAAGCCCGGCCGTCCGAAGGGGGCGCTGGGCATTGTAGCGCAGGCCCGTAAGGAAACCGTGAAAGAAATCGCGGTTGGCTATGCCGAAGAGATGATCCATGTGCTTGCCTGCCTAGCCATGGATGAGGAAACGCCTGCCAGCGCCCGCATGTCGTCGGCCAACAGCGTGCTTGACCGGGCCATCGGCAAGGCCGTGCAGGCGGTTGAGATGACCGGCGCAAACGGCGGGCCGATCCAGCACGAGGCCACCGACCCCGCCATGGATAACCTGAGCGTGGCGCAGCGCGAGGCATTGGCGGCGCTTGGTGCAACCCAGCATTGATATCGCGACTAGGGCGCGCAACAGCCTTGCCCGTGATCGCTTTGACTGGTTCTGTCGCACCGTAGAGATACCGGGCGCCCCCGTCGAGGATCAGGACGAAGAAAGCGATAACGCGCCGGCCGCTAGCAAGCCGTTAGCACAACATCACCAGCTATTGTGCGATGCACTGCAACGGCTGGAGGCCAGCGAAATAACCCGTATGATGGTGTTCATGCCGCCGGGTTCGGCCAAATCGACCTATGCCAGCGTATTGTTTCCGGCGTGGTTCATGGGCCGCAAGAAGCGGCGCAACGTCATTGTTGCTACGTATGGCAGCGCCTTTGCATTGAAGATCGGGCGTCGTGTTCGTTCGGTCATCAAGCAAAAGGCATATAATGCCATCTTTGCACTTGGTCTAAGCAGCGAAAGCGCCGCCGCCGACAACTTTACGCTTAGCAATGAGAACGAGCTGCTTGCGGGCGGTATTCAGTCAGGTATCACGGGCAATCGCGCCGACCTGATAGTGATCGATGACCCCGTGAAGGGGCGCGAGCAAGCCGACAGCGAAACGATCCGCGAAAAGACCAAGGCGGAATACATCGATAGCGTGCTAACGCGTGGCAAGCCCGGCTTCCGCGTGCTTATCATCCAAACCCGCTGGCATCAGGACGATCTTGCGGGCTCTATTCTGCCAGAGGGTTGGGCCGGCGAAAGCGGCGATATTCTTTGCCGCGATGGCCAGACGTGGCACGTTATCAGTATTCCAGCCGAGGCAGAGCGTGAAGATGACGTACTAGGGAGGCCCATAGGCGGGCTGCTATGGCCCGAATGGTTCACGCCCGCCCATTGGGCGCCTTTCCGCAAGATCGCCCGCACATGGGCCTCGCTGTACCAGCAGCGGCCCGCCCCGGATGAGGGCCTGTTGTTCAAGCGGGCATGGTTCAAGCAGATCACGCTGTTGCCGAATGGCCCACGCCGCTATGTGCGCGCATGGGACTTCGCGGCGACGGCCAAGAACGCGACCAACAACCCCGATTGGACAGCGGGTGTAAAGATGAGCATGGGCCCTGATAAGGATTTCGTGATTCACCATGTCGAGCGGTTCAGGGGCACGCCTCGCGATGTGAAGGCTACCGTGCGCGCCATTGCCGAATCCGATACTACTCGCACCACCATCCGCATTGCGCAGGACCCTGGACAGGCCGGTAAGGCGCAGGTGGAGCAGTATATTCGCGACATGGCAGGCTATGCGATCAAGAGCGAGCGCCCCACCGGTGAAAAGGCCACGCGGGCTGCACCATTGGCAGCGCAAGCCGAGATCGGCAACGTATCGATCCTGCGCACGGGTAATCCCGATGAGGATGCGTGGATCGATCCGTTCCTAGCCGAGATGACGCTGTTCCCCGCCGCCGCCCATGACGATCAGGTGGATGCCTGCGCCGATGCATTCAACGAATTGGCCTTGGGATCGCAGTACACGCTTCAGCATCTCGATTAGCGCCGACCCCGCTAGGGCGGCGGTTTATACGCTTGCAAATCTGGATTGATGGGTGTAGGGGTGGCATAATAGGAGGCGTGTATGAAAGTATTGGACCCCGGCCATAGGTATGAACTCGACAATCTAGAGGCTTCCACAAAAACTATTTTGCAATTTAGTAAGGATGCTAGATTGCACGGGGGCGAAGGAGCGGACGGGCCAACATGCCAAGAAGTGTTGCGAGCAATTATTGACCGCGTTAAGTCATTGAATGATGAGCGCCCCGACGCTGAAAATGAAGGAATTATTTTTCATGCCCGCATGATGATTGCAGGCTTTGAGGCCCGAGCGTTGAGAAGGCGGGTTGAAAAAGAAGGCTTAGAGATTGAACGCTTGCCTTTGGCTTGCGACGGACATTTAGCGTTGACATGCCCGCCTTCCTAGCCCTACCCGCATCCAGCAATATGCGCTAGGCTGGGCGGCATGAGCCTCATGCAAATCAACGATGGACTGGCCAACGTCCTGTCGGGTAGCGGAACCAGCGTCGATAAGCGCACGCACGGCTTTTACGCGCACCAGCCGCTATCGTGGCAGCAGATCGACGCCATGTACCGCTCTAGCTGGTCCGCGCGCAAGATCGTGGATAAGCCCGCATCCGAGATGTGCCGGGAAAAGCGCAACTGGCAGGCCAAGGACGCGGATATCACCGCCCTCGAAAAGCTGGAGCGGGACTTGCGCCTATGGGCCAAGCTGGAGGAGGCGGTGCGCCTTGCCCGGCTGGGCGGGTCCGTGCTGGTCATGGGCGTGAAGCAGGGCAACCCCGATCAGCCGTTGCGGGTGGAGGCGCTAGGCCCGAACTGCCTGCAATATTTGCATGTCATGCATCGGCATGAGATCAGCGTGGGCGATACCGACCGCGATCCGGCATCCGAGAACTTCGGTTGTCCGCTATACTATGAGATCATGGGCAATAGCGCCATGGTCCGCATTCACCCTAGCCGCGTGATCCCGTTCAGGGGCGAGTACATACCCAACGTGAACGGCAATACTCTGGATAGCTTCTGGGGCGCTAGCGTGCTGGAAACGTCGTCCGATGCCATCAAGAACTTCGATAGCGCCACCAACGGCTTTGCCTCGCTGATCGAAGAGGCGTCAATCGATGTATTTGGTATTCCAGAGATGTTGCAAAGCCTGGGCACGGCGGAATACGAAGCCCGCTTGCAGCGTCGCTTGACGCTCGCCGCCATGAGCAAGTCCACGCACCGCGCGCTTATCAAGGACGCGGCCGAGACGTGGGAACAGCACCAAACAAGTTTCACCGGCTTTCCGGACATCATCGCATCTTACGCCGGGCTAGCGGCGGCGTGCGGCGATATGCCCGCAACGGTGTTCCTGGGCAAGTCGCCCGATGGCATGAACGCGACTGGCGATGGCGATATGCAGAACTGGTATCGCACGCTCGATGGATGGCGGGAAAGCATCCTGCGCCCCGCGCTCGACAAGCTCGACCCGGTTCTGCGTGCATCGAGCGGAACGATCGCTGGCTGGACGCCTACCACTCGTTCGCGCAACTAACCCCGGTGTTGCAGTAGCCGTCTGATGTTGGTGGTCCGACACGGGCCGCGAACAAGCGAAAGTGCCTCGCCTGTCTGGGATTCTGTTCTTGTCTAGGGA